AATCTGCACCCAAAGGGAAGAGGAGAGCGTCGGACGTAAACATACGATGCAATCAAGAGCGGGGAAATCAAAACCAGTGGTAATCATATCCACTGAACAGATAACTGAAATAGAACCATCAGCTAACTTACTGTATACACTATCTCTTTCTAACTGGTTCATATCACCCGTTAGGAGCCCTACTTTACGTCCAGTAATCTCCATAGCTATCGCTGTGAACTGAGCCGCCTTAATAGTCGGGCAATAGACGGCAATATAGTTGCGCTTAGAAGCTAACTCATTGACTGAACGACATACAGACATTATCCAGTCCCACGTCATAGCCTCAGTCACTTCTGTCTGAACGAAGTCACCACTGACTGAAACATCAGTCATATCTAACTGGATAGCCGTTTCAACACCTGCTAACGGGCAAAGCCAGCCATCTGCAACAGCTTTGGTCACATTATAGTTATAAGCGACCATATCAAAGAAGAATTCATCACCTTTGCCGTAAATAATACCATTATCCATACGCCAAGGAGTTGCGGTCATGGCAATACGTTGGGCATCACCGAACCGAGTTAGAATACTACCGTAAAGGGAGACTTCTCCAGCATTGTGAGGAACTCTATGTGCTTCATCGATAATAATGATATGCGGTTCCTCCATCTCAGCCAAGACACCTTTCATGCTTTGAATAGTACCGAAGGTAACCATACCATCAGTGTCCTTACGATTTAACCCAGCGCAAACAATGGCGGGGTCATCTCCTGTGTATTCTTTGTAGGTCTTGGCGTTTTGCTTAACGAGCTGTTGAACATGAGTTAGGATCCATACATTCTTGTGCTGATCCTTATAATAACGGGCAATTTCAGCAATAATGACTGATTTACCTGTGCCTGTAGCTAATTGTAGCACAGGATTGTGGCCAGCAGAGATGGCAGATAGCCCTGAGAACACAGCGGCTTTTTGATACGGTCTAAGTTCCATTTAATACTCCAGTTATACGTTATTAATTATGTGAATTATACTATACGGTAAAACAATAAAGAAAGCAAGCTATACTTTTGGCCAGATCAGTTTCCGGTATTCTTCTACCGTCATACCCAGCTCTTTAGCGCCTAAGTGATCATCTATTCCTGCACGTGCTTTAAGTATACTGCGACCTTTCTCAGTCTCCCTAGCCTTAACCCTTCTAGCTATGGTTCGGGCGTCAGTTTCAGACACATAATGTTGTCGGTATGGGCGTGTTTCACTCATGTTTAGTCCCCTTGAACCAATGGTCTTTATTAAATTCAGACATATCCATCTCTTCAACTACTGTGCTTGGGCTAAGACCCAGCTTAACCCAGTCCTTTGGGCGAGTATCCTCACCTAATGGGGTGCGGTTCTCTGCTTTATAGGCTCTAGCTATGGCTAACAGTTCAACGTATTCAGATAAGGGTATTTCAATAATCATAACCCACATCCTTGACATCATCGTTGCCGTCAAGGACTACCGATTCCTTATCAAATAATGCTTGGGCTTCTTCCCACACGGGTAAAGATGGTGCACCGCAAGCATCAAGACACTGAAGCATGTAGCTATCATTTTGGATAGAGTTAAAATACTCTTCATCCACTTCAATCATTCTTTTTATTATCATGTACTTCTCCGTCATTAGTACTTTTGTTCAAACATCCATCGGGCCATCAATAACGCCTCAGCTCTATCCACATGTTTCTTCAAGTGAAGCTCAGCTTCCGGAAACATTTTAATGGCCGCAGCTCTACACATCTCTTTATCAGAAGTTAAGTTGAAGTGCTTCTTCCACGTACGAGGAGCCACGTAAAGCATCTCATAGTGACAGGCGGCAACACAAGCTCTTGCAGTGCCAAAACTATCACCCAAACTAAACACCGATGACACACCTTGTCCTGGCATAGCGTTAACCCGTTCCAGTGCAACAAACGGGTATTCTTCAGCGGGCACGTGTTGTCGTAAGAAGGTTTTGAAGGCAGTCGGGTTAACTTCATTCTTAACCACTCCAGCACCTTTGAGGTTGATCGGCATATCTTCAAGAGCATAATACTTACCGTTCTTTAAGAAAGCAATCGCTCCACCCAATCCTGGGTCTATTCCTATTGTAATCATAGTGACATGTACTCCTTACATCCAGCGCGTTGTTCATCAGCATCCAACATGTGGTGGTTTAGTTGACATAACCATTTACCATCAGCTTCAGGACGAGCCATAACACACGTACGACAGTTCCTAAGCGGCTTAGTCTCCTTAACACAGACCTCTTTCATTGAACAGAACTTACACCCAAAGCTACCTGCGTCATCACTGATACCTGCCGGAGTCATAGTGGCGGTAGTCAGAGACTTTATCTTCTTGAGTAACTGGTCTTGGTGTTTGGTATCCTCTTCAATACGCTCAATATAGAACCGCTCATCATCCTTACACACGGCAACATACAGTGCGGCTTTAAGGCCAGACAATCGCATACTGATTTGAACCTGAGAGTAATGTTGAGGCTTATTCTTGAGTACGCCATGCTTGAGCACGCCGTTGAAACTAGACTTATTGTGAGTCTTTATTTCTAATATGTGGGCTTCATCTTCATGTTCCGGCACACCTTTGATGACACCGTCTAATTTAGATATGAAGTGACCTGTTTCATCGATCAATTGATACTGCTTTCCGTCCTCTTGTTTCTCCCAGACGGTATAACCAGCGCGGCGTAAGTCTTCTACGATACGGTCTTCTTGCCAGTGACCTGTACCAAATAGCCTGAGGATACGACCTTGGAATCCTTCTCTATTGAAGCCTCTCCAGTCAAACCAGATCTTACGGATACATTCTTCACCGATAAAGGAAGAACCTAGACGACCTAAGTAGACGGTAGAGTTGTCTTCCTCTTGCTCATAACCTTCGTATATCTTAGTGATCATCTGATCACCGATTGTTGATGGAATAGTAGCCATTGTATCATCCTGATAATGACGCCTAACCTTTACAGGCTAGACGTCCAAGGTTAAAGGTTAGTCCCAAGGATTGCTTGATGCACCTGCCGCAGCCACGGGAGCCTGAGCAACTGGTGCTTGGGCCGCTGGAGCTGGCGTATTCATAGGCTCGGGAGCCTTGTTAGGCGTACCGATTAAAAACGCCTTGATACGGTTACTGTCAGCATATCCGCCAGTACCTTTCTCAAGACCGAGTTTAGCTGAGAACACCTTACCCAACAGTTTGTCAGTATCGTCAGCAGTCGCCTTACCACAGGCTGTTGCCCAAGCCACTAACTCTTGGCGGCCAATACGTTGGGCGGTCTCGTTAGGGTTGACGATATTAAAGTTCTGCCAAACAAGACGCCCTGTGTGCGGGCCTCCAACCACTTCAAACTTAGCACTAATATAAGTGCCGTTCTTTTTCTGGGTTTGCTTCTCTTCGGCATCTACCCCCATCAACTTATACTCACCGTCAGGCATAACCTCGTAAGAGTCTGAGCTATATGTGGATGCTTCTACTTCGGATGGATCAAAATTAAACTTTGCCATGATAATGGTTCCTTATTCAGCTATTGGGATTATTGATTTCATGTTTTCGATGCTCATCTCTATTTCTTCTGGGCAACGATAACGATTCTTAGCAACGTAAGCAGGGTTCTCTATTAAATGTAATAGCCGTTCCCCTGTCGTCACACCTCTGTTCTTCGTATTATTGAAGCCAGAGTCGCTCTTGCGTATCAATACTTTGAAAGCGCAAAACGCTAACACGTCTGTCCACTCTTGTAATAGAGCGTTACATCGGTTAGGCAACTTCGGTTGGTATCGGTCATATGGCTCAGTGCGCGGGTCTTCAAACTTAGTGACCGAAGCATGAGCGACAAGAACGATATTCATGTTCTTCTTCAAGCGTAAATGGTCAAGACCTTGGAGTATCTCACGAAACTCTTCAGCCACCATCATCTGACCTTTACCGTATGCTAATTCTTTAGCATCATGAGCTTCTTCAATACTCTTTGTAATGAGAGGTTCAATCAGCCAATCAACAGTATCTATAACTACAGTGCGGTAGTCATGATCTTCACGTATCAATGTTTTGATACTTTCAACCACGTCAATCACGCTGTTAGCTTTAGGGAAACTGGTTACATCCAAAGAATCTAACCCGTCCTCAGTACTGATAAAGATCGGCTTGGGGAACTCCGATGCCAGCGTACTTTTGCCGATACCGTGACCTCCGTAAATGCAGATACGCGGTGGGACTTTCTGTTGTCCTTTGCGTAGACCTGACTGCCAATCACCTGCTTTAACTACTTTCTCTACTTTTGACATTTTGTTCTCCTTCTAGGGTTGAGGCAGATGTCAATCTGCCGTATGTATGTTGCGCTGGCTACCTTGGCCGAACTCCCACTGTTGTGGAATGTAAGAGAACGAGTTCCGGTCCCAACTTAAAATATTAACGCTGTCAGTAAACTCTGAAGCTACTGCCATGCAGACACCGCATAGGGTGGGATCACCTAACATTAGAAGGTGATCACCATCATCCCACTGCTCTAAAATTTCACGCGCTTTGTGAACCATGTAGTTCGTATCATACGGCTTACGTGGGTTGCCAAATATAGCCTGTAGTTGGCCATACTTCTTAGCGTCGGATAAGTCTTTATTGTGGTCTACCTGAACCACAAAAACCTTGCTGGAGTTATTTTCCATTACTTTTCTTCCTTTGTTTCGGTTGCGGTGCGACCAGAGCTAATTGATCAGCAGTTAGATATTCAGAACCACCTATAGCGACCACGATCTTAATAGCTTCTTTTAAATACCAATTATAATCAAGGTCATGAGGATGGGTAACAAAGTCCTCTATGATCATACATGCCCGAGCGCCATCACTCTTGGGCACCTTATTATCGTTAGTAAAGTATCGAATGGGCTCCATTGATTCGGTGCTCTGATACCAGCGAACAACCTTGCCTAAATACTTACCTTCCTGCTTACCTCCACCAGTCACATTTCGGGCGCTTATAAAGTTAGCGAACGGACTATTAAAAATAGTGTGACCAATTTCAGTACCATTAGCTAACCATGCTCCTACGGCATCTGAGGAGACCTGAGCGGTGGGGTTCTTCCTTAGTGACAATTGAGAGTAAATACCCTTAACTTTTAGTGAGCGGTCAGTCTTAACTGCCATGTAGTTATTTACATCTTTCATAGCCAACACACGGTACGGGGTAAACTCAAAAACAAACTTAGACAGCTCACTAAATTGAGCTACCTGCTCATCTACCTGAGGCTGAAGAGCCTCGTCATAACGAACCGCAATACCGTCAGTATTCGCGCTCAGAGTCTCAACACCGATAGCCTCTAATCTCTCAATCAACATGAGCAGAGTAAGCTGACC